CTAAGCTACACCTCGATAGTGTTAAGTCTAAGTTCACTGATGACCAGTTAGATGGTTTCTTTAAGAAAGTATTTATGGGAGAGAACGAGGGGCGTGTCTGGATTCATGCTCATCACGGTGTCAATAACATTGATGACATCTTTAGTAAGCTGCGGTACATGATAATAGGTCTGGACTGTAAGTGGATTGTAGTTGATCACCTCCACATGTTAGTACTCTCTACGCTAGAACAAGACGAGCGTAAAGCTATTGACGGCATCATGCATCGGCTAAGAACTTTAGTAGAAGAGACAGGCTGCGGTATGATCCTAGTGTCCCACCTCCGTAGAGTTGAAGGTAACCGTGGACATGAGAACGGTATCGAGACAGGGCTATCACACCTCAGAGGATCGCAGAGTATTGCTCAGCTATCTGATTGCGTTATATCTTTGGAGCGTAACCAACAATCAGAGGATGCTATTGAGGCATCGACCACTAAGGTCAGGGTGTTGAAGTCTAGATACACTGGTGATGTCGGTGTTGCATGTAGCTTGTTGTATGAGCAGGAGACAGGTAGACTTAAAGAACTACTAGACATTGAAGGCGATGAGTTCACTGGAGAAGAAGAGCTATGAGTAATTTAATATTTGACATCGAAGCAAATGGCCTTGAGCCTGATAAAGTATTTTGTATTGTAGCTTTAGATGTAGACACACAGGATGTGTTTACATTTGACAACACACAGTTAGATGAAGGCTATGCGATGCTTGCAGCAGCCAACAAGTTGATCGGTCACAATGTAATTGGATATGACATACCTGTTATCGAAAGGATTGCAGGTATTGATTTATCTGAAAAGAAAGTAGTAGATACCTTAGTGCTATCTCGTTTGTTCAAGCCTACCCGTGAAGGTAACCACGGACTAGAGGGCTGGGGCTATCGCTTAGGATTCACTAAAGGAACTTTCGGTGAGCAAGAAGATGCATGGGAAGCCTATACACCTGAGATGTTAGAGTATTGTAAGCGTGATGTGATGCTTAACTATAAAGTTTATAATGCTTTAAAGATTGAGAGCCGTGGTTTCACACCTCAGTCAGTGCAGATAGAACATGCAGTGGCTAAGATTGTAGACCAGCAACGCACTAATGGTTTTGTGTTAGACGTTGAGAAAGTAATGAGTCTTATGGCTATGTTTGAAACTAAACTTCACGACCTAGAAGAAGAAGTACAGACAGTATTTACTCCCACTGTTACGACACAAGTGTTAGCGCCACAGTATACAAAGGCAGGTGTTATAGCTAAGACAGCGAAAGACCAGCATGATAAAGGTGTAAGGCTTAGCGATGATGAGTATGCAGAGATGCTAAAGAAGCATGGCAGAGGTAAGCCACCTGTAACTAGAGATACTGTCACGCCCTTTAACTTAGGTTCTCGTAAGCAGATTGGCGATTACTTAATTGGTTTTGGCTGGAAGCCTAAGAAACATACACCAACAGGTCAGCCTATTGTAGATGAGGCAACACTCAGCAGGGTTAAGAACATTCCACAAGCTGCAATGATTGCTAGATACCTTATGTTCCAGAAGCGTTTAGCCCAGACTAAGAGTTGGATCAAGGAGCTAGACGAGGACACTGGTAGAGTACATGGCTACGTTAATCCTAATGGTGCAGTGACATCTAGAATGACTCACTCACATCCTAACATGGCTCAGATTCCTAGCAGCAAGTCACCATATGGCGAGGACTGTCGGTCTTGCTGGACTGTACCAGAAGACTATAGGCTTGTAGGTATTGATGCGTCAGGTCTGGAACTAAGAATGTTGGCACACTATTTAAATGACGAGGGCTATACAAATGAAATCCTTAACGGAGACATTCACACCGCTAATCAAAAACTTGCAGGACTTGAATCAAGAGATCAGGCAAAAACTTTCATCTATGCCCTCCTTTACGGAGCTGGAGATGCAAAACTCGGCTCAGTGGCTGGAAGAGGTAGAGCAGGTGGCAAAGAGCTTAGACAATCATTCTTTGATAATCTCCCATCATTTAAAGCTCTTACAGGACGAGTACAAAGAGAAGCTAAAAGCGGATTCGTTAAAGCCCTAGATGGTCGTAAGCTTACTGTCCGGTCAGACCATGCTGCATTAAATACTTTGTTGCAAGGAGCAGGAGCAATCGTGATGAAGCAGGCTTTGATTATTCTAGATCAGAAAATAAAGAAGCAAGGTTGGGACGCTAAGTTCGTAGCTAACGTACACGATGAGTGGCAGATTGAGTGTCACCTTGATGACGCAGTAGACGTTGGTAAGGCAGGTGTTCAAGCTATTAGGGAAGCAGGTTGTATGCTTAATTTAAACTGTCCTCTAGACGGAGAATATAAAGTCGGAGACAACTGGAGTGAAACACACTAAAGGTAACTGATATGAAAACATGTACTATATGTAAAGATGAATTAGTTGTACCTACAAACTGGTATCCTTCTTTTCCAGCTAAGTCTTATTTTAAATGTAAGCCTTGCACTGACAATCTAAGGATTGTTAATCATATTAAAGCTGGGACAGCAGGCTCCCGCATGATAGCTAAACACATTGGCGATAAAGCATTACATGCCTTTGATTATGTCTCTACTGGCTATGTATATATTATCTCTAACCCAGCGTGGAAGGACTGGAAGAAAGTAGGTATGGCTATTGATGCTTATGACAGGTGTAATGCTTTCCAAACCTCTTCACCTATGAGAGACTATAGGGTAGAATACTGCAAACACTTTGAAGATCGCAGAGAAGCAGAGAAAAACATACATATAATCTTAGATGACACGGGTATAGAGAGAGCAGGAGAGTGGTTTAAAGAACGTACCTCTGTACTTAAACAAGTTATACAAGCATATACAGGCGAGAACGATGACACTATCAACAGTAGTATCTGACATATATCAAGAACTAGAAATGCTTTCAGAAGGCAAGCCTCTTCCGTTGACTGAAGCAGATATAGATAAGACTATGGTAGGGATGAGAGCTGCGCTCATGGATTGGGCTACACCTCGCAAAAGAAATACGGACTTTACTGTTCGTATGTCTAATGTTGGCAAGCCTTCTCGTCAGTTATGGTACGAGAAGAGAGACCCTGAAGGTCGTGGAGGTATTGATGGCGCAACACAAATCAAGTTCCTGTACGGTCATCTGCTAGAAGAGATTGTATTGATGCTAGTTCGCATGGCTGGACATAAAGTTACTGACGAACAGAAAGAAGTTGTAGTTAAGGGCATCACCGGACACATGGACTGCAAGATAAACGGTGAGGTAGTAGATGTTAAGACCGCCTCTCGCTTTGCATTCAATAAGTTTCGTGACGGTAGACTAGCGCAGGACGATCCCTTTGGGTACTTAGGTCAGCTTGCTGGCTATGAGAAGGCAGAGGGTACAGACAACGGTGGGTTCTTAGTTCTAAACAAAGAAAGCGGTGAGCTGTGCATGTTTCTTCCTGATGATCTGGATAAGCCCAACATAGATACCACAATAGCTGAGCTTCTTCCTGCGTTAGAGCTTGCTGTTCCTCCTGCACTATGCTACGCTCCAGTACCAGATGGCAAGAAAGGCAACATGAAGATAGCTAAAGGCTGTGGCTGGTGTAAGTACAAGCACGAATGCTTCAAAGACTCCAATGATGGACAAGGTCTACGGACATTTAAATATTCAAACGGCTACACTTACCTTACTGAAGTAGTAGTTGAACCTAAAGTGGAAGAGTTTCTATGAATAGAAGACGCAGCAAGCGGCTAGAAAAACATGCTACGACATTGCTGGTGTCGTGGCTCAAAGGATTGTTGGAAGAGGAGGAGGCATCTAAGATCACCGTAGAAACGTACAAATCTTTCCTGCCTACGCAAACTCACTACATGGCAGGACGCACTATGTTTTTAAATGCGTATCACCCTAAGTGGATCAAGAAGAAGATCATTCAGCTCCTCAAAATATTCCCAGCCATTCAAATCGAAGATGTTAATTTGGAGATGATAACGTGGAAAGTGAATCAACGACCTGCGGGCTAACGATAGAGCAAATGATAATTGCAGTCGGTAGTTTTCTTTTCAACTCCGATTCTTCTATTACTGAAATAGATTCTTTGTTTTTAAATGATTTGAAGATGATCGTTGAAGCAGAGTTGGAACGCAGAGAGGCACAGATACATTGAAAAAGTTCAAGAAAGGATACCGCAAAGCCCGCGTCAAGCGCCCAGTGGAGAAGGACGTAGTCAAGGGCTATGATTCTAACTGGGAGTACGAGCTTCACTCAGGCATCTTAGATAACTGGAGCTTCCACACAGACAAGGTAACGTACACCATTGATCATAAGTACGAGCCTGATTTTGTTAAAGAGATAGACGGCAAGAAGATTCTACTTGAAGCTAAGGGCAGGTTCTGGGACTTCGCGGAGTACAG